GCTACTTTGAACAAATAGAAAAAGTATTAGAAAGTATAGAAAAAGAAGAATCAGCAACTGATTGGTTAGATAGTGAATAATACACCAAACGAGTGGGAACAAGGCGTGATAGATAATGCTGTTGAGTATTCAATCATGGAGTGGAGGTCGCTGAATAGAAGTACCAAGACTATGGTAAAGACATATACAGAGGCCAAAGAGTTGTTTAAAGAAACTATTAAAACACATAGACAAACTTTAGCCTATGCTGTTGATAAGAACGGTAGATTTGCCAATCTTAATCACTTACCAGAATTTAAATCAGGAGGAATAAATGAGTAATCAAAGACCAGGTAAATATCAAAGTAAACCTGACACTATGTCTAATGAAATGGGTGTACTAAAATTCTTTAAATTGGCAGCTGAAGAATTAAAAAAAGAAGGTAAAGAAGACGAAGCCTTTTATTTTGAACAAACTGTTGATTGGTTGCAAAGAGGAAATAGCTTGCCAAAAGACAATAAATCTGTTATAATGTGTCTAGGAATTTAACGAAAAGGAAATATATAATGAAATACAATGAAGATAAAATACTAAAAGAAATTGGTACCTACATTCAAGGTACTTATGGTCAACACTATGCTCAAGTTAAAGAGGGTGTTCAAGTACAAGACTTATTAAGGTCTTGTGGTATAGACAAAGATTTTTGTCAGGCCAATGCAATTAAATATCTTGCAAGGTTTGGTAAGAAAGATGGTAGGAATAGAAAAGACCTGTTAAAAGCAGTACACTATGTTGTACTATTAATGAACTCGGAAGACCAATCTAATGGAGATAAAAAATGATTGATATACTAAATCATATTGATGATATTGTAAAGATTCGTAAGCTAATTATATTAGGTGCAACAGACGAATCAATCAAAGCTTGTGATGTAAGTATAGCCCACAATAAGAAAAAAATGGATGAATTTGAGAAATGGGCTGAAGAAGAGAGTAAAAAAGAACTTTGATTCGAAAATTAAAGACAAAACCTATACAAATAAGATAATGTTCTGGTTTTGTTCTTTTAAAAGTGTTGATACTATTAAGTTTTTAACGCTTGACTTTCACATTAAAGTATGGTAGAATATACAGATAAACTAACACTAACAAAAGGACTATATGACTTTTAAATATGACAAAGAAAATCTTTTCAAAGAATTTGCAGTTGCAAAAACTAAAGACATTGCATTGTCAAAAAAGAAAACACTAGACGATAAAGAAAATGACTATTTCACTAATAGAATTATATTCTGTGATGAACATGTTAAATTACAACAAAAACATCCAGAGTATTATGACTTAGTTGATGTTAAATTTGATAAACTAAAGTCGGCGTATCAAACTGTAAATCCTAGAGATACTTTCTATAGAATAGGTTTTGGTAAATCATTTGCAGAAACAATGGCACAACAAGAACCAATCTCAGTAAACGACTAATGGCTAAATTTATGATAGTCGTAGATTACGACCCGGAAAACATTGAAGTAAATTCAATAAAAATAAATGGTGGTTTTGTACAACCATCTTTAGAAATGTACGATTTGTTATCAGATGTGCAAAATTTGTTAAACGAAGAAGTAGAAGGTAACATTAAAGGGTACTATAAAAAAATAAAACCTAAAAAGAAGGCGGCCGCTTAATATGCCAATTATCTACACACATAATTCAAGTGGTGTAATTCGTAGGTTAAAGAATAAAAAACCTACGAAGGCATATCAACTAGCTTTGACCAAACATATTAAGTGGTTAAAGTCAAAAGGTTTTAATGTAGATGACAATGGCAATATACAATTGACAAGTAGTGGCAATTATGGTATTAATATAGTAGAGAGAACAATGAAACAACCAGAACATCAATGTTCTAATAGGATTGTTGAAGGTGGTACAAAACCTGATAATTCTTGGAAGATAGAAGCAAGTAAAAACTTTACTATCGTACCGGCATATAATAAAGGTCCTTATATGGTGGTGAATAAGAGTGACCTAAAAACAGCAGGGAGAAAAATATAATATGAAAACAATGATGATGATAACCATTGCAGTTTTAATGACTATGACAATGGCAAAGAGTGATGAAACAATTGATACAAAAGTAAAAAACTATATTGTTAAAGAATGGACAGATACCAAAGAGTTTCAAAAGGCTTCATGGCAAAAAGGTAAAGAACAAAATGCTAAGAATTGGGCAATGATTAAAAACCTATTTAACAAGGTAAAAGATAATGTTACACAAGATTAGTGATTTTTGTAAAAAGATTGATAGTTTAAAATCTCAATCAGATAAGTTATATAACTTGAAATATAATAATGTTAAAACACCTGAAAGAGACTCTGAAATAAACCATCTTATAGATGATATTCAGGCAACTTGTAAACTAATAGGTAATGATAATAAACCTTATGACAATACTAATAAAAATGACAAATCTGAGTATGGCGACTATTCTGGTATTGACCATGACAGCTTGTCAAACAAATAGAAAAAATGATGATGAAAAAAAGTGGAATCCTACATTTAGTATTATTAGGACTATTATTACCGGCACTAAGTAACTGTTCTAGTATCAATAGAACTCATGTTGGTGCAGTTGCCGGTAGCGGTAGTGCAGTTGCAGGTTGCTTATCATTAGGTGTATCAGACCCATATGTAACCGGTGCATGTGCTTTATTAGGTGGATTTGCAGGTGCTGAATTGATGTATAAGTCAGATTATGATGTACACAATGCCGTGTTTGTAGACCATTTGAATACAAGTGGTACTGGTTCTAGTTACACAAATTGGTACAATGGTAAAACAGGTAACTCAGGTATTATTCATGTTACAAGGTCATACACACAAGGACCTATCAAATGTAAAGATTATGACGCAACAGTAGATATCACAAGTAGTTGGCCATTGGTTGGTATCGGAGGCGTTAAGAGAGAAGTGGTATTTGGTACTGCTTGTCAATTACCAGACGGTCAATGGATTGAGAAGCCACATGTTAGATAGATATAAAGATAGAATAGAACAATTAGAGAACGAAGTTAAAGAAAGTCAAGAGGAACTTGAAATTACTAGTAATCAATCCACCATTGCCAAATTAGAAGAAGACATATATAATACAAGACAAAGTATAGAAGAATTGAAAAAATATGATGGATCCTAGACTAAGATTTAAAAGATATATGACATGGTCATTTGTACTGATATTGTTTTTATTATTATCAGGCATTGCAGTTGGCGGTGAAAAGATTTTAAGGTCAGAGATTATATCAATTAAACCTGACAAAGTAGATGGACAGTATTGTTTTGTTAAGGTTGAGATTAAACAAGTTGGTGATGTTATCACCAAAGAAGAAATTTTGGTGTGTAGTGATGGTCGTAAAGCTTATGACGGTCCTAGTTATTGGGAATTATTTTCTCAATTTTATTATGTTGATGTGAACACACCAGAATACTGCCGACAATATAGTCGCTCAGGACATGCTTTCAAAACACCAGGAAAAGTATGTTTAGATACTAATGGTGAATGGGAGGTGAAATAATGATTAGAAATTTAATCATTGTTGCTCTTGTATTAGTGATACTTTATGATGTATCTAGTGAAGACGCTTGGACATATGTTCAATCCACGCTTGACTTTCTACAAGAGTTAATATATAATGTAAGGGAAAGTGATAAAATATGATGAAAAATAATATAATGAAATTAGGTGCTTTAGTAGCTATTGTAGGTCTTAGTGCCTGTTCTAGTATGAACAGTACCTATAAGATAAAATCTGAGAGCGGTAATACCGTTGACAAAGTGCCGGCGTGGTACATGGCAGATATCAATGACACTAAAGCGTGTGACCTTAAATGGTTGAATAGTGAAGACAATGATAAGCAATGTATCTATGGTGTTGCAACAGCAGTTTCTCCAGATTTACAGTTGTCAATAGAGAAAGCCAAAATGATGGCTAAATCTGAATTGGCAGATATTATCAAGGGTCAAATGAATAAAGAATCAAAACAATTCATTAAAGAACTTGGTAAAACAGAAACTAAAACTGTAGTGACCGAAGTCGAAAGTGCTATAGTGAATACAATTACAGATACGCCTGTGAGAGGTTATGAAATCTTTGCTCAAGATGTAACTATGACAAAAAATGGTTACTATAGAACATGGATTGGTATGAGATTACCTCTTGGCAAGTTTAACAAGATGTATAACTACACCGTTGAACAAGCTGTTGACGCTTACAATCTAAATGATGAGAGTAAGAAAGCATGGGACAATCTAAAGAAAGAAACTGAAAATGCCGATAATAGTTTATAGTAAGAACAATTGTCCATTTTGTAACAAGGCCAAACACTTGTTAAAGACACTTGGCCTTGAATACGAAGAAAAGAAAATGGAATCTTTTGAATCGCCAGAAGCAATGTTAGAAGACATTGGTAAACCTGTTAGAACTATGCCTCAGATTAAAATTGATGGTGAGTTGGTTGGTGGTTATAATCAATTAATTGAATACTATGTCGATAAAGGTAAAGTAAACTTCAAAGGAGAAGTCATTAGTGAGTGATAATGTTATTTTATTTCCTACGGACAAAATTGCTAATAAAGAAACAGTTAAACATCCTGTTGACCCGAAAGAACATGCTCGTTTAGTTGAAGAACAGACTAAAGAATTTGTAGAAGGAAATGTTGATGATATTGCATATCAATTATTAGATAAGTTTGTAACTATGGGTATTAAAACTAATCAACTGGCATTTACGGCTGACTTGGCACTTGTAATAGACACAATTAGAGGTCTGGTTTACCGTGACTTTAACAAACCACATCCAGCACAGAAATTAACAGACAAACTGGTTACATTAAATACAAGTGGTAAAAGTAAATCGGCTAGATTAGATTATTCTAAAGTGTTAGATGTAAAACATAAACCACATAAACCATTTTCAAAAGACATAGAGGACGAAGTTAGAGATTTAGCTGATATGGCAGATATACATTTTACACCCGACTTTGAACCAAATAATGACAAATAAGAATTCGCCAAACGAACTACTAAAGTACGCTTTGCTTGGTAATTGTAGGAGTACATTAAACTCAATACAGAAAGGAGAGTTGAACAATTATGTTTAATTTTTTTAATAAAAAGTCGAAGGAGACAAATACAATGGCAAAAGCTAAAATATCAAAAACTGAAAAGATAAGAAACCTTTTCAACAAAGGTGCAACAGTTACTTGGAAACAATTAAGAACTGTTTACGACCTAAAATCACCAGCTGCAATGGTTGGTAAATTAAGACTTCAAGGTATGATGATTTATGAAAATAAATCAAAAAAGACTGGAGTATCTTTTAGAGTTGGTACACCATCAAAAGCGATTATCGCTGCTGGTATTACTAAAGTGTTCGGTAAACAAGTATCTTACTCAGCATAGTTTTAAATTTAAGGGTAGGCGCTTCGGCGCCTGCCTTGTTTACATGGAACTTACCAAACACGAAAGAATTATTAAAACACTATTCAAATCAGCTAAAGACCGTAAGATGTCAAGAAAAGTTGATAGTTACGAGTATGAAGAAGTAGAACAATTAATCAAAGAAGATGAAATACCATATGCAGAAATACTTGAATTATTTACAGATACCTCATATAGAGATTGGTATTCCAAGAGAAATTTTACGGATAAATAATAATACGAATACATAATATAATTGAAGGAGAAAATTATGGCCGAACAAGCAAGACACCCACATGTAATGAGTCCAGCTGCTATGAAAAATAATCAAGGCACATCTGGTATGGGACAGACAGTAGAACTAATGTCTGAAATTCTAAAAAAAGTTAATAACGCAAAAGACAAACCTAAAAAAATTCAAGTGTTGAGAGAACACGCATCCGCACCTCTTAAACAAGTATTAAAGGGAGCATTTGACCCTAATATTGCATGGGATTTACCAGCAGGCGAACCACCATACATGGCAAACGAAGCTCCAATTGGAACTGAACATGGTCTATTAAGAAACGAATCTAAAAGACTATGGCATTTTGTAAAAGGTGCTGATAATGCTACTAATAAATTACAAAAAGAAAAAATGTTTATTCAGATGTTAGAAGGCTTACACCATGAAGAAGCTAAAGTCTTAATGGGAATGAAGAATAAATCATTGAATAAGATGTATAAAGGTCTTACCGAATCAGTTGTCAAAGAGGCATTTGGTTGGAATGACAAATTTGTACGACCAGAAGGTGTATAATTCTGTCGCAGCCCCTAAAATAAGTCTTTTTTACTAAAAAAAACGACAAATAAGTGAAATAATCGCTTGCCTTTATGGTTCAGTTAGTGTATAATGGTACCATAAATAATGAGAAAAGGATATATTATGAATAAAATGATAATAACGCTTTTAATTGTTAATGGTATTATATGGGGAATATTTTTACCATCACAAGCAAAGGCAGATGATTATAACACGGCCGTCATTGGCCATGTTGTAAAAGAAACAATAAGTGGTAATAGTGTGGACATGTCCGTACTAGAATCAGAAATGCAAAAGTTGGCGTATCAGTTTGCTTTACAGATGACAGATGTTTTAGAAAAAAACTTACCTGTTATATTAGAAAGTTTGGCAGC